TCTGAAGAAAAGTAAACTTAACCCCATGTCAATGACAAACGGGCTTCAAAGTCCGCTTGATTCATGGTGGTGGTACTAAAATCATCACTCAAAGATTTAAGCATAGTGTCAATATTCTTGGTCAGGTTGAGCAAAGTATCAGCCTGAGCTTGACTAGTATCAGAACCAGTAGAGATATTAGCGTTGCGTCTGAGTGTTAGTTCACCCATGCGATCATGCCATGTTAGACAGGAACGCAAGGTTGAAAACAACTCCCGCCAGGATCCGAAATCCTCGCAGACAACGTGCATACCAACAGGGAACCGATGATCATTGTCCACACCTAGGTCTTGCATAGTTCTGGATACGCCTTGAAGATGAGCCAAAGCTTGGTTTCTTCCAGTGCGTGTGCTGAGATTAGTACGTCTGATGACGTGTAACGCTCTAGCTAAATGTGCGACATTGTACCACACTGGTGAATAGGCATACATTTGGACCTTGATATTAGTGTCCCATGCGTTCAAACCGGCTTGAGCTGGTGAATAATTAGCCATGTCTGGTTCGTCGTACAAAGATGATGCAGTCAGAGAAGTTAAATCAGATTCGGTGTCCGAATTTGGTCTAGTAGCAACAGGTGTAGAAGTTACTGCTTTACTCTTTTTAAAGAGTTGAGGTTTGTTCTGTGCACTATTGTCAAAACCAAAAGAAGATTGAGCTACTTGAGATGCGTTAACACCGTCGGTTTGAGCCAAATCACTATTGACGTGAGCGAGCGAATCAAGTGGTTTGTTAGGAATACTTTTAAGTTCAGAAGACTTATTTACAAAAGTTTTAGACTTCAAAGTTAGTGAGGAAATATCCTGTTTTGATTCAGGAGATTTCGTACAAATAGTAAAAATAGAAGACAACGATTTGTTACTGTTATTATTAAAAGTGACTGATTTGTGGTTATTGGTTTGGTGTGAATTAAGTTTTTGAGAATTAGCGGATTTCGATCTGGATTGGGTATTTCTTTTAGACATACACCTTCAAATTCTTATTTCAGTTTTTATTGATTTAAATTTTAATGCAGTGACGCTGGCTTTTTGATACAAAGCCGAAAATTTCGCAAAATTACGCGAAATTGTGCGCAATGCGTCTAGCGCTAAGAATGCAGCGTCTGAATCACCATATCGTTCAGCCAATGCTTCACATAACAAATTATCCACACCATTCACGAACAAATTCTTCATGAGTTCATTTAAACTCACGTATCGTTCGTACAATTCAGTCTCTGATTGAATATACAATTTTTTTCCAAGACGTTCTATACGTTTTAAAGGATCGGGTACAACAACCCATCCTTGATACGTTTGGATTATAAAATTAGAACAAAAATAAGCGTGACGTTTATCAATTAACTTAGCTGAAAGGTTGAAAATCTCAGCCAAAGCACGCACTATGTGCGTTAAATCACCTCGTGATTCCATAAACATAATTGAATCGTCACCGACAAAATAACCAGAAGCCACAGTGCGTAAATCGGTACACCGAGCCAACGCCAGCATAGAAATCAAAGTATTTCCAAAACAGGTGGCAGCATCACCAGACCTCCTTTGAAACATGAGTGTCGCTATAACTCCATTCAAATAATCAATTGCAGTGGTATCAAAATGACCAAGTTTCCACAAAGAATGCAGATATTGATCCATGCCGAGAATGCGCCAAACGTGCATTTCCGTCTCATGACACAACTGCAACTGACTCTTATCAAACTTTGAAAAATCTATTTCAATCTGACGATAGCGTGTATCGTGTTTTAGATACATGTTCAAATGCTGTTGTAACTGTGATGTATTTTTTTTTAACATCACCATGAACTCGGGTCTAAGAATTTTTTGAAACCGTTCAAATATAAACTTGAACACACTACCGAAAACCGCTGTAACGAAATGCTTGTGATGAATAATATTCTGCACACTTAAATATTCATTGACGGCGGCTGCCTCGAGTTTATTCTTTGGATCAGTTTTTATCATCATTTGGTATTGCATGACGTTGCGCAACTCAAGTTCGGTTTCATCTTTGTCGAAACGTTTCAGTTTGTCAGTCTGCTGGGTATCTAACCAGGCGGCTAAACTTCGTTGTTCAAAAGTGACAGGTTCATGCTGATACTGAGTCAGCAACGTATCGACTTCTTTTACGCAAAATTTGGTCTTGAATGCTTGTATTGTTTGATTAATTTCATCGTTTATGTCAATAGGCAAGGCGTTTTTTGGTGTATCACAGTTTCGTTTCTCCAAAGCCAAGAGTGTTTGTCGGGAAGAACGAGGACGCAAATTTGGTTGATTAGTTCGTACTACACACTCATACCTGTGTTGTGGTAAAGAATCATCGGTGCTTTCACCGATTTTTGAAGCGTCGATTTTTAAATTTGACACGTATAATCGCATATCAGATGTTTCAACCTGATGTTCGTCAAATACATTATAATCACTTGAACCTCCGGGTATTACACTGTCGTAATACATTTGTAACGCTGTAGCCGGATCTTCTAACTCAATAAAGGTACCTTCCC